TTCCGGGGCCGGTTCCTCGACGGCGGCGGCAGTGACCGCGAACTCTGTGGTTTTCACCTTGAACTCCTCCAGCATGGTGGGACGGGCAACGCAGCGGCAGTTGATCCAGACCTCGGGCGGGCCGACGGGCTGCCCCGGGTACAGAAGCTCGTACTCCCCGACGCTGAACGGCTGACCCGAGGGGACCGTCTCGCCAGCGGTTTCGGCGTGGAGCGCGCGCACGTCGCTGTCCTTCATCGTCACCCATTCGAGGCCGACCGCGCCGTCCGGGTCAGACGTGGTGGCCGCTTCGGTTCCGGCGTTGACCGAGTACGTGGACAGCCAGCGGGCTAGCCGCTCCACCTGTGCGTCGAACTGCTCGGTGTCGACGGCCTTGGTCTTGGCGAGCGTCTCCCGCAGTTCCCGCTGGAACTCCTCGCGCATGTCGTCGACGATGGGGTTCCACTGGTCCAGTTCCTCGCGGGCCGTTTCGTCGAAGATGTCCAGCGCCATCTGCACGATGTTCTCGTCCCATCCCGGCAGGCCGAGGCGCGTCAGGGATGCGCGGACGGCATCCATGAACCGGGAGTCGGAGCGTTCGAGAATCTTCCGGCGCTCGGCGGCGAAGGTGTCGGTGTCCAGCGCAAAGCGGTCGGTGCGGATCATGCGAATGCTCCCGTCGTCATGTTGGTCATCATGAAGATGGTGAAAGTGGTGAAAGTGTGCGGCGTCTGCTCCCGCAGAAGCTGGGTGCAGTAGTCCTCCAGCACACCCTCCAGCCATCGCGCCGGGATGCTGTGGCGCTCGGCAATGGCGGCGACATGGGTCCACGCATCGTCGAGGAGGAACGCGGTGTCCTCGCTCTTGACGAACTTGTAGATGTCCACCGCCGCGCACGTCGGCTTCACCTGCATCTTGTTCTTCAGCTTGTTCCCGGCCCGCTCCAGCGCCCGGACCACGACCTGCTCAGCGGCGGCGATCAGGGACGCGGAATCCTGCCGGTTCTCGGGCATCGCGGACGGGACATCGCCGCGCTCCCGGGCACCCCGGCGCTTCTCCGAAACCTCGGGATCGGGGATGTCGTTCTCCGGGTGGTCCCCGAGGGACGGCGCTGGGCGACCTTCGGTACCAACAGGTGCAGGCGCTGCCTCCCGGGGCACTTCGAGCTTAACTCCAAGCTCCCGCAGTGCGGCCTCGACCAGTTCGGGTGTGGTGGACCCGGACGCGATCTTGCGCAGGTAGAACAGGACGCGGTCCTCGTCGGACTGGGCGTCCTCTTCGTCGAAGCCGGTCTCCCGGCGCAGGGAGGCACCGTTGAGTTCGCCACGGTCGTACAGTTCCATGGCTTCCTTGGAACGGTTCGGGCGCAGGCGCATTTCGGAGGTGTCGGCCCCGATGGAGAAGGTGCGCAGGGCGTCCAGCGCAATGCCCTCGTCGGAGAGGAGCGGGCGCAGGTAGCCGGTGGCGAGCGCGGACGTGACCAGCTTCAGGAGCGGTTCGGCGTGCGCCTTGATGGTGGACTCGTCAGCGGCCCACGCGGACCAGTGGTTGGACTCGGACAGACCCTGCAGGACCTCGGGCGGGATGTCCATGCCGAGGGCAAGGCGACGGATCGCCTCGTTCCGCAGGTCGATGGCGTGCTCGTCCAGTTCGGTCCAGAACGTCAGGTGCTTGATCGCGGCGATGGCCTCAGCCGGTGCCTTGATGACGATGGGGACCAGCGCGGAAGCGTCCTCGCGATTGGCGATGGATGCCTGCATGGCGTCGGCCAGCACCCGCATCAGGTCCTCGGCGTCGTTGGCTACGCGCTGTTCGGCACCCTCGACCGGGGGCGGGGCGGGGAAGGTCATTTCGGAGGGGACCAGCAGGATGCCAGCACCGGCCAGACGGGAGTCGACCTGCGCGGCGACGTGCTGGGTGAGGCCGTAGATTTCGCCGAGGATGGGGAGCACAGCCTGTGCGGGGGAGATGGCCTGCCAAGGCTTCTCGGGGTCCGGTCGCCACACGCGGATAACGAGGACATCCTCGGGGTCCGCTTCGAGCACCTTATTGTTGACGCGCCACTTGCCGCCGTCCACCTTGTTCAACTGCGCGGGGGTGGCAATCTCCCACACGTCATCGTTGTCCCCGTACGGGTCCGGGTTGGCGTAGGAGACGACGTACAGTTCACCGGCCACCGACATGTGAATGCCGATCTGCCGAAGCATCTCAGTCCGGCCATCGTCGTCGATGAACAGGCCCTCCATGATTTCCACGGCGGGGCCTGTCTTGACCTGCTTGCGCTTGCCCGCCTTCTTGACCGTGGCGAACAGCCCGGCCTTGGAAAGCATGGAGCCGACGAAGTCGCAGGAGTACCTGAACTCGCCGATGATGTGATACATCCGCCAAGCCTCGGACTGCCAGCCAATCGTCTCGGCGATGCGGTGGTAACTCTTCTGCCCGCTCTTACCGATGCGGGCGGCGGATGCCACCAGTGAGTTGGAGGTCGGGGCTGCTTCTTCCCTGCGGGTACGTGCCATGTTGTCTATTCCCCATCATTCATAACTACGATCGCGGCAAGGTAGGAAACCGCCATCCAGCCGTTGAACAGCCACCACGAGATGTGCAGGTTAGAGAGCCAGCCCCAGAGGATCACCGGGATGGCGAGCCACAGGGACATGCAAAACGGACAGTGGAACAGCGTGGACCAAGGTCCATCATCCGTAATCTCGTCCCACTTGGAGCGCAACCATGCCGACGGGGGGAAGCTATCCTGAGTTACGAGGCGCGTTAACCGCGCAACGGAGACAGTGCCGACAATGACAGCACAGAGCACGACGACAATCTCCACCATGATTACGAGAGTACCGGCTGTGTCAGGGATTCCCCGTGCACCCTATCGCTGGAATCGCGGGGGCGATACCCGAATATGGGGGCAGTTGGTCGACCACCTGCCGGTCCACGCAGTCCGGTCGGGACAGCGATCTGCGCCGGACCCCTCCCGGTGTTCAGTGCGGTGATGCCGTGGACCAGTGCGTCGACGCGGTCAGGGGAGTCCGACATATCCGGCACCCACTCCGTCATCTGCTGTTCCAGTTCGACCAGCGCCCGGACGTGGTGGACCCTCTCCTGCTCGTACAGGCCGACGATTGGTTCGGCGCGGAGCACCTTGCCTCGGCGTGAATGCACCAGATCGACCTTGCCGTCTTTGCGCTTCGTGCGCAGGGTGGACAGCACCATCTCACCGCCGTAGTTCTTCTCCGCGATGATGAGGTCGGCCCCGTACAGGTCGTACGCGCGCCAAGCTTCGGAGGCCCAGCCGTCGGGGGTGTAGTGCCCGGAGTGATCGGCGAGGACGTAGAAGTCGTCGCCCCTGATTCCGATGACGACGATGCCCGTCTCATCCCGCTTCTTGGACGACGTACCGGCGGGGTCGATCGCAACCACGATCCGGTCCATGTCCTCGTGGGAGGCTTCCAGCCGGTTGTCCTCGATCATGTTCCACGTCCACAGCGCACCCTCGATGTCTTCGAGGACTTCGCCGTAGAGTTCCTGCAGACCCAGCCGGGTGCCCTCGTACTTGGAGAGCACGACGTTGCGGAAGGTCGGCGCGAGGTTGTCGATGTTGGCGTACGTCGACACTGTGACGGCCCGGGTGGTTTCGGTGGCGATGAGTTCCTTCAGCCACTTCGTCGGCAGGGGCGTGGTGGTGCACAGGACCAATGGCCTCTTGCCGAAACGCAGACCCATCATCATCATGTCCCAGACCGATTCGATCATGGGCATGTGGGCAGGTTCGTCGAGCCAGACAGCGCCGTGGTTAGGACCACGCAGGCGGTCAGGTTCCTCTCCCGTGAAGGCTTGGATGCGGTGTTCTTTGTGACGGCCCTTGCCGGGGAGGGTGATCCGTCGCTTGGACGGCTCCCACAGCGCGTTGACCTTCGCGTTGTCGAACGCCGCGAGCAGGCCGGATTCGCCTTCCACCATGATGTCTCGGACGTGGGGGAGGGTCGGGCCGATGATCGAGGTGTACGCGATGTCCCTGCTCAGGGTGCGTATCCACTCCGAACCGCAACGGGTCTTGCCCGATCCACGCCCGCCCTTCTGCAACCAGACCAGCCAGTCCGGGTCATCGGGGGGCCACTGGTCGCCACGGGCGTGACGGTAGTCGTAGTTGTCGTGGGGCATGCCGTCGCACTCCCGGCCACGCTTGCAGTACCAGACCCGCTTTTCCCGCTGTGCGAGGGAAACCATGGCGAGCAGTTTGTCCTTGGACTTCTGGTCCCAGTTGCGCCATTCCTCCAGTGAGGGTGGCTGGTTGTTGTCAGGCATCGGCCTACCTCAGTTCTTTCAGGCCCTCGATCAGCCATGGTCCCATGCCGCGTCCGTCGTCATAGGAGAGTCCCTTGGGGAACTCCATCTGCACCGGGTTCCGGGGCTTGGGCATGGCAGTGTGCCGGACGACCTCTGTGAACGGCAGGCCCAGATCGTGCGCGATGAAGGCGGCGGTGGCACGCCGGATGTAAGCGCTTATCGAGATGTCCCGCCGGTCAGCGGCCTCGTTCAGGAACACCCGGAACGGGTCGTCGTACGAGATGCACGTCGGGTTGTTCCGCTTGGTGGAGACGCGGGTTTTCCTCTGGCGTGCCCGGACGCGGGCGAGGGCGTTCTCCCGCCACTCCGGGTCCTCGTCGCGGTCGGCCCAACCTTGAAGGTCAGGTTGAAAGTTGACCATCAGTGATCCTCCTCGATGGGGTCGGCGTCGATGATTTCCGCTTCCTCGGCCTCCGGTTCCTGCCGCGCCAGTTGCATCATCTGCGCCACGTACCGCTGGAGGTGTTCGTCAGTCGGGGTGATCTGCACCTGTGCCGGTGCGTCCACGCCCCACAGCCGCATGATGCGGTCGGTGATCGCCAGCGCGCGGGCGTTGTAGGCGAGGTGGTCCGGGTCCTTCACATCTATGGCCTTGCCCATGGTGGACTGCAGTAGACGGTTGAGCCGCTTGTCCGCGAGGACGCGCTGTTGGTCGCGGTCCTCGGGGGAGTCCGCCGACGCCGCCAGCACACGCTCCACCGCGAGCCGCGCCCGGGTCGCCGAGGAATATCCGAGAGCCTTGGAGATGTTCGCGTACGACGTGCCCGCGATGCGCAGGGCCAGCGCCGACTCGGCCTTGGTCTGCGTCTCCGACAGGACGAGGTCCGCGTTGGGGTCCTCCCCTGCCTCGATCGCCTTGGCGAACGCCTTTGCCCCGGTCATGATCCGGGCTTCCTTCTCACCCATTGGTGCCTCCACGGTAGGTGAACAACTGCTCGGTGCCCACGTCGTTGTTGCTCTGCTTTGCCAGCGACACCTGAACCTTCAGCCGCCAGACAGGTACGAAGTCCTCGGGGGCGCTGTACTCCGAGACGAACACCGACGCCCCGCGCCCGGCCCACTCGCGCATCGTGTCCCAGAACTGCCCGGAGTCGAAGGACCCGACAGCGCCGTAGCCGGTGGTCCCCTCGTACGGGGGGTCGCAGTAGACGAGGGAGCCGAACCCGACATATTGACCGGCGTCGATGTAGTCGAGGTGGCGCACGTCAGCGTGCAGGAAGTTCCGCGCGAACCTCCGCAGTTCCCGCCCGCCCCCGGCCACGTAGTTCCGGCCCGGTGCCTTGGCGTACCCGGCGAACCACTTCCCGCCGAAGGAGGAGGCAAAGCCTGCAAGCGCCTTCATGGCGGACGGGTTGGGATCGGCTTTGAGCAGGTCCCATTCGGCCTTGGTGATGTGCCCGGGGGGAACCCAGCCGGACAGGATGTCCTGCCAGAGCATGATGAGGGACTCGTTGGCATCGGAGAGGTGGACCGTCTTGAACTCGGGGGCCATGAGCGCGGCGACGGACCCGCCGCCCATGAACGGCTCCACGTAGTTGTGCGCACCCTTGCGGCCCGCACGCATGACGGCGCATATCTGCGGGGCCACGCGGGTCTTGCCGCCCATATACATCACAGGTCGCTCCACAGGATGCAGCCGCAGCGGCGGTACTCGACGTTCTTCTCCACCATCGACCGGGACCGGGCATCCCACACGATGGCGATTTCGCGGCGGTCGAGGGGACCGTGCCAGTCCTCCACGTTCTCGTGCCAGCCGTTCACAGGTCCGCGATCCTCGCCCGCTCAGGGAAGCGCTCGGCCATCTCGGCGAACAGGAAGTCGCGCCCGTCCCTGTCGTCCTCGAAGTCGATGATGACCTGAAAGATGCCCGACGGCGCGGCCATGCCGAAGCCGCCATCCTGCGGGATGTCCGGGTCCGCCATCATGTCCAGCAGAAGCCGCTGGTACGAAGCCTCGTCGTAGCCAGTACCGGCCAGTCCAAGGTCCGTGTCGGACAGGTTGGTCAGCAGGGCCGCGAGCGCGGTGTCGTCGAGGATGGCGAGCTTGCCGGTGCGGTTGTCCGCGACCATGTACCGGACAGCGCCGGACTCGTCCATGTGGTCCACCCAGATGACCGGGATTTCCGTAGCGCCGAGGGCGTGGAGTGCCTGATAGCGGTGGTTGCCCGCGATGATGTTGCCGGTGCGGGCGTCGGCGGTGATGGCGGTGACGAACCCGTTGACCTGAATGGACTCGATGAGCGCATCGAGGTCGCCGTTGTTGGGGTTGTCCGCGTGCTGTTGGACCTTGTCGATCGGGACCAGCAGGGGGCGGACGCCCTCCGCGAATCTAACTGTTTTCATCGTGGCTTTCTTGGTAGGCGGTGCACGGCCATGTCTCGATGCAGGACCAGCAGATAGTGTCCGTGACCCTGTCGGGGTCCATCTCGGGACCATCCCCGTCGGCGTTGATGGGCATGGAAATGTGGGTGACAGGCCAGTCGTCAGGAACGTCGCTCACTTGACCGGCCCCGCCCCGAGACACATCTCAACGTAGCGCTCCATCTCCACGACGGAGCGGGCGGGCAGGCCCATGTACCAGCCGTCCGCCCAGTGGATCGTCTCCGGGGTCAGCATCGCGCCGCGCAACTGGTGCATTGCCGTGATGCCCCGGTACTCCTTGGTGGCGGTGTGGATGCGGGCACCGCCGACCATCCCCCAGTCCTCGTCGTGGATGTTGTCCTGCGCCCAGTTACGGAATCGCTGGAGGTTGGCGACGATGACGTAGTGCTTCTCGGTCATTTCTTCTGCTCCCGTGACTTGTTAGCGGCCAGCAGTGCACGGAGTCCCTTGCCTGCGGAGCCGTACTGGCGCGCGAGGGACTCCACCTCGCGCTTGGTGAGGCGGATGGTGATTATCTCGGACTTGGTGGACGCCCCGAGGGATGGCCTTGGCATGATGCTCCTTGCAGTTGGTCGACCACCTGCTAATGGCCGTTCTTGCCGGGGACACGCAGCCCCTGTGCGACGATGCTGATTCTCGACGCCATCCGCCACGCGCGATTTGCCCCCGCGTAGTCTCCACGGTTCGACCGGGCGTTCCCGATGCTGTCCACCCTCCGCGCCAGCCTCATCAGCCGCCGGTAGCGCGGCAGGTTCTCATCCGGCACGTGCATACTGCTCCTCGCAATCGCACCCTGTTCCCCGGAGGATGCTCTTGATCCGACCGATGTCGAACCTCCCGCACCCCCACTCGGTTTCAAGGAAATACAGCGCCTGCTTGTTGCGGTCGTCCGCTTCGCACATCGGGTTCCCCTTCGGAAAGTGTATTACGCCCTAATCATGCACCCGGGGTGGGTCCGTGGATAGGAAGCCGTGCAGGCGTAGCGTGTTGTACGTCACATTCCAAAGGAGCCAGTCATGAACGCCAGTTCGATCGTGTGGGCCATCATCGGCCTCGTCCTGTTCCTCATCGTGCTCAGGGTGTTCGGCCTGATTTGATAGCCTGTGTTTGCCCCGGGCGGGACGGTGCGTCTGAGACCGCGCGCCGAGCGCGTCCCCCCAGTTAGCGCGCGTTTCCGCCCGGGACACTCCTAACGCGATATATCGTGTTCGGCCCGCGCCATCAGGTACCAGACGATCTGCGCCGCCGCGTTCCCGAAGATCAGCGCCCACATGACCGAGGTCCAGAACAGCGCCTCGGTCACAGCATGACCGCCACGAATGCGAGCACCAGAAGCAGCGCCCCGGCGGTGAGCGGGGACTCCCACCAGAAGTGAACCTCGGGGTTGTTCCATGACCGGCCCCGGGTGTCCCAGCGGCCCATCAGTGGTCCACCGCCAGCACCCAGACAGTCCCGGCGATGATGGAGCCGAAGATCAGCGCCCAGACCATCCACTCCAAGAAGTCCTGCCAGTCCTCCCGCATCATTTGGCTGCGGCCCTGCACTCGGCCGAGGCGGACTTCATCGGGGAGGTGAGCGCCTTCAGTTTGGGGGTGACGACCTTGATTTCCTCGTTGGCCTTGGTCAGGGAAGCCACATCGAAGGCTCCTGCGGCCTGTAGCGCGTCCCCCATGTAGCCCATGGCCTCGGCGGCGTACGAGAAGCCCTGCTCGGAGAGGTCCAGTGCCTTCAGGCAGGATGCCGGGGCCACTTCGACGGTCTTGGTGACGGTCGGGGCGGGTGTGGGGGTGGCTGTGACGGTGACAGCCGGTGCAGGGGCCGATGGTTCGGCCTTTGCCTTGCCGGACCCCCCGATTCCGATGCCGACGAGCAGGGCAGCGACCCCAAGTGTGGCGTACGGGAACCATTTGCGGTTCCAGAGCGGGGTCTTGGGCTGATTCATGTGGCCGGGGTTGTAATGCGTGCTCAAAGGTCCCCCTACGGGTTGGTAGTAAGCGTAATACGCTTATTATCCATCCCCCCGGGAAACCCCAGTGCCATGTGACGCATCCGGCGAGTCCCTTTTACCCGTAGGGGAAAGAATTTTCCCGGAAATTGCCCCCTTTTGGGAGGTTTTACCCGGAAATTTCTAGAGAATAATCTCGATCTTCCGGTAGCTCCCGTCCTTTTCGCGGACAAGGAGCGTTTCGCCGTTCTGTTGGAGCCGTCGTACGTGGTTGAACAGCCCGACGGCCCGCCTCACGTGGTCGGTGTAGCTCACACCTTGGTCCTTTTTGAGGGCGTCGAGGGCACCCTTGGTGTCGTCGGGAACGTTGATCGTCAGTCGATGAAGTGTCATTCATACATTATATGACTATTCATACGTTGTATGAGTGGCAGTTGGTCGGGCAGTTGGTCGCACACCCCACAAATAGGCGTATACGTTTTCGTCCCGGACCCAATTTGGATAGCGGGACGGGCAGCGTAAGGGAAGCCCGGCGTGTCGGCCGTTGCTAGGTAGTGGGGGGTAAGTACTCAGTTTTGGGGGTTCTCACTACCTGTTTTGGATACCCCACTAGGTATGAAGTACTCAGTTTTGGCCCTGAAACTACCTGTCTTTGGCCGTTTTTGTACTCTATTTTGGTTCCCATGGCTTGACATGTCTTCCCCCATACATACCTACTGAGAGTGCGGACCAATCCCGGCCTCGCACCGTCGGCAGTTGGGCGACCAACCGCCACAAACAGGAAGGCCAGACCATGGCTACCAAGGCAACTCCCGCAGTACCCGCTCCCGCTCCCGCTCCCGCCATCACCCTAACCAAGGGCGAACTGGCGGCAGTGGACGCCGCATTCGACGCCGTGCACGCCGTTCGTGCGGACGTGGCCGCAACGGACGCTCTCACCCTGCGTGCCGCTGACAAGGCTGAATTGGATGCATCCGAACTGTTGCCAATCGGCGAACTGACGGACGCGCTGGAAACGCTGAAGGCTGGTTGGAACCGTGCCCACGCTAACTGGGCGCATGCCGAACGTGGCCGCGCTAGTGCTCAGCACGCTAAGGACGTGGCCGCTGTTTGGATGGCGCGTATTGCGTTCCGTACGGCGACTCATGCTGACGTGGCGAACAAGCGCTACCCGTATAACATCACGGGTGCGGCCAAGGTGCTGGGGATGCCCGTAGCTACCCTGCGTCCCTACGCGCTGGCGGGGCAGGTCTTGGACAAGGACGAACGCGCTGGTCTGCTGTCTGAGCCGGACGCTACGGACGTGGCGCTGTTGAACGAATCGTTCGACGCGGGTGCACGTGCACAGCAACGGGAGAAGCGGCTGAAGGAGAAGGAAGCGAAGCTGGCGCTGGAAGCCGCGCACGCGGCGGCTCAGGCCGAACTGGAAGCGCTCAAGGCCGCGACTCCTCCGGCAACGGACGCTCCCGCTGACGCTCCCGCAACGGACGCAACGGACGCTCCCGCAACGGACGCTCCCGTAGCGGCTCCCGTGGCCGCTACGGACGTGGCAACGGATGCTCCCGCTCCCGTGGCTCCCGTGGCCGCTCCCGTGGCCGCTACGGCTCCCGTAGCGGCTCCCGCTCCCGCAGGCCCCAGCCTGCAGGATGACGCCGTTGCCGCCGCCAAGCACCTTGCCGGGATGGTCAAGCGCCTTCAGGCGGACAAGGACAAGGACACGCTGGCCAAGGTCAGCGCCATCCTTGCCGACGTCTTCCCGGCTCTCAAGCGCTAGGCTCCCGGCGCTCCCGCAGTTGGGCGACCATCTGCGGGAGCGCTCCCGCTCCCGTACCTACCTACCCGTAAGGACCTGTTATGCCGAACCTGACGAATGACCCTGACCTGCGCGCTACCCGTACCGAGTATGTGGAAGTCCTTCCCGCGTACGGACGCGACTACAAGTCTGCCAAGGCCGCTAAGGCCGCATGGGATGAAGGCTTGGACTTCATGGAAGCCACTAGTCGCCGCTACTGCTCTAAGCGGGACTTCGCCGGACGCGACGTAGTGGTCACTATCCGCTACGCAGACCAGCGCAGGCTGGCCAGCACCCGCTAGGCAGGGTGGCTCCCGCGCCTAGCGGGAGCCATCCCCCAGCCCCTCCCGCTCCCGTCCCTCCCGTGCCCCTCCCGTATGTGTCCGGCGTGCCCGCGCTGGTCCGGGCAGGTGGTCGACCATCTGCCAATTTCCCGCTCCCAATCGTTCGTCAGAGATAGGTGTTCGTCATGGAAAATATGCCAGTCACTAAACGAGTCCGTTCCATCTGCCAGCACTGCAAGCGCCCCATCACGTACAGCGTGAAGCGTATGGCGTGGTGGCATAACGATACGGACGAAGCCTTCCGCGCGGCAGGCAAGCGGCCCTGCATCCATCCCCAGCCTGCCAACCAGACTGGCTCCATTGTCACGTCATGACAGGACTTGACAGAACTTGACATTTGCCGTAAAGTTGTTCCTTCGCCCTTCCTCATGCCCGGGGGATGGCGGCAGATGGTCGACCAACTGGTCGGCCCCTCACAGAAAGAATCACCATGGCTACCAACCAGAACCGCGCTTCACTCATCGCCGCATCCGTCGGCCTCAGCATCATCGCCTTCATCGGCACGGCCAGCGCTACGCCGCCGCCGCCCACGCCGCCATCCATCGCCGCCGTGCAGGAAGATGACCCGGGCTGGGACTGCCTGACGCAGGGCAACTACCTGTGCGGCGACCCGGACCAGACCTACGCGAAGGAAGCGTGGGCCGCATGGGACAAGACGCAGGCATGGAAGCAACTGCGCACTGCCGCGACCAACACCCGTGTGGAGTACGTTGGCTTCGCCAAGCGCCATCCGAACGTCGACCTCATGACTGAACTGGCCGTGCCATCACGTCATGGCTGGTTCGTTTTCCGTGGCTCCATCACTGCTGAACCCACCAACTAATCCATCCCGCTGGCAGGTGGTCGCCCACCTGCCAGCACCCCTGAAAGGACGAACACCATGGCTACCAACCCATCCTTCCCGTCCGGCGAGTTCATCGCTTGGCTCACGTCCCTTGCACCCGCCCGGGAGCGCCTGCTCTGGTGCGACGAGTGCCACTACTGGCACGGCACCATCAACGAGTGCGCCTACGTCACCAAGGCAGGTGCGTGATGGCCCGCAAGGACCGGCCCAGCGTGGGCAAGTGCGACTCATGCGACAAGCCCCTGTACGACGGACCCCTTGGGCCGGAGCATGCGCGCTACTCCGATGACCGCGACCACTCCCCGCAGTTGGTCGCCCAACGGCCAATGTCCCTGACCAAGGCGCGTGCCGTAGCCAAGGACCCGGAGTCCTTCACCACGCAGGAACTGGATGACGCGCTGACGGTGTTCGTCGACGATGACCGGCTGACTGCGGTGCAGGTCACGGCACTGCAGGCACGCATCGACCCGGTACTGCGGGCACGCATCGCCGCCAAGGCAGGTGCGTGATGCGCCACGTCATCGCCTTCATCAACGGCATGCGGGAGTTCCGACTCTCATCGACCATGCACTATGACGGGTCACTGGCCACGGCATATGACGCTGGCCGGGAGTTCGCCCACCGCATCACGCTACGGAAGTTCGAGGTGTAGCCGTGAGTATCGGGATGGCACTCACCTACGTGGCCGTGTTTGCGCTGGTCGTGGGCGTCATGGCCTTGCTCAGGAAGGGCGGTGGCTGGTGATGCCAGCGAAACCATCCGCCATGCGCACTGGCCGGTGCTTGATCTGCCGCTGGCCGTGCCACGTCACGTCACCCTCATGCAGGGAGTGCGAGCAGTTACTCGTCAGGCAGATCGAAGCGTTCCTCATGGCAGATGGTCGACCAACTGCCCCATAGACCGGGCGCAGGCGGGTGGTTGGTAGCCAGCCCGCCTGCCCCATTCACTCAGGCTACCAACCACAGAAGGAGCACAACATGAGCACCGAACCCAGCACCAACACCACCACCACTGACGCTGAGAAGCCGGACTGGGAGAAGCCGTGCGGCAAGTGCGGACGTACCATCACCCGCTGGCGCGGCATGGCGTACGTCTACTGCGGCGAGTGCGGCGCGGAGCACAACGCATCAGGTCAGCGCCTGCGGGACGACTGGCGCGGCAACCCGTCCTCATGGGACGAGGATGTCAGCGACCTCGATGGGTACGAGATTCAGCACGCGAACGATGACGAGTAAGGGGCATGTCATGGACTGGTTCGAGCAGTTAGCCAAGGCCAAGGCCAACGGTCTGGAGTATGCGAACAACGGCATCGCCGCTGGTCAGCGCACGCCGGACGAAGCCCCGCTCTCGGGGGAATGGGCTGGGTCCGTCACTCCCCGCGACGTGGTGAACATGGCGTGCGACGCGGACGCCTTCGAGATTGCCGAAGAGTGGGCAGTCACTGAATTGTGCGACGCATGGGAGGACGGCTACAACGCCGCGCCATGGCCCGAACCGGCGGGTGAACTGTGCGAGCACGGCCTGTCCGCATCACTGTGCGGCGGACCCAACCACTGGTACGACCATGGCTGAGGAGGAGCGCCCCGTACCCATGATGTCCACGGGCATGCCATCCACGCTCGGGAACTGGCACCGCATGTGCGTGCTCATGTTCGGCGAGGACTCACCGGCCACGGCATTCGTCAAGGCCACGCTCGATGAGCAGGGCGCTGATGAAGCGGTGCTCGCGGACGAGGGGCAGTTGATCCTCGCCCTCATGATGATGCATGTGGCACCCACTGAAGGGGAGGTCTGACTTCCCACCGACTTGACAGATCCTCCCATGTCATGATAGACTTAGAGGAGCGGGTGAATCATGCCCAGAACCCGCTCGGCAGTTGGGCGACCACCTGCCAATGACCATCGGCTACCAACCACAGAACGGATTGCATCATGGCTACCACCGCACACTATGTCCGCCAGTCCCACATCATCGACGACCTCGAACGCAAACGTGCTCACATGCACGGCATGCTGGTCACGCACCGTCCCATGCTGGCCGATGCGCTGGACGCCGTCCGCAACGGTGACACCCACATTGCGGAGGAGTTCATCGACCGCTTCCTCAATCTGGTGGATGCGGAGATAGCCTTCCAGCGTGGCGACACCGCCACCGATTCACCATGTACCTAACCCACCAGCGTTCGCCACTCCCAGACAGGTATTCCCATGGCTACCACCACACCCCCAACAGTCGACCCGTCATGGCCCATGGGGCCTGATGTTCTCGACCTATTCGCCATCATCCGCGCCGAGGTTGCCAAGACTCTCGCCGCACTGGAGGTGGTGCGTCATGACTAGTCCGCTGTTCGCTCCCGCTGGCACCACAGGCAGGGGGGAGCGCGTGAAGTGCACCATCTGCGGACGCAGTGGGTACTCGGGTGGCCCGTGGCAGGAACCCTGCCGCAAGGGCCATCCGTTTGCGTGCTCATGCGGGCGCAAGTTCTCGACCAAGTCCGGGCTGTCACGGCACCGGGGGCACGAGGCCATGGCCGCACGCCGGGTCGGTCGCCAGTTCGGCATCGAGGTCACGCCTCATGAGGTTGTCGAACCACCCACTGAATGACCGGCAGATGGTCGACCATCTGCCACCACCACAACTAAACACAAAGGAGTATCCGCAATGATTGCTTGCACTTTCCACGGACCCAACCACTTCGTACCCAACTACGACGAGACCACCATCGAGGTGTTCGAGAACATCGGGCACGCCATCTCGGCGCTGTTCGACAGGTACGACGCCAAGGGTGAGCGCGCCCTGCCCGTGCGCTACCTCGACGGGATGCACGGTGACATCCCGTTCCGCTTCGTCGAACTCGGCGACAGCTTCGAGTGCTACAAACTCGACGGCACCGCCCCACCCATGGGCCACGAATTGCAGGTGAACATGGGGCTGGAGGCCGTGCACATGGGGGTGTGGGACTACAGGCTCACGCTCACGCGCCCGTTCGGGGCCAACGGGATCGCCACTGACGGCACCGTATCCATCGCGGTTGAGAAGCGCTGACCCATGAAAACTCTGGACACTCAGGCCCTCACCATCCCCTGCCCTGCGTGCTTCGCTCCCGCAGGTGAGCCATGCACCGCACCCACTGACACCGGTCGCCGCGTCGTGGCGTGGGTGCACATGTCCCGGCAGGATGGCATCCGCATCCTCCACTTCGGCCCGGAGAAGTTCACCCCCAACGGGCGCGAACAGGTCCGTGCCGCCTGCGGTGTGCGGTACTTCGACCCGAAGGACACGTTCACTGAGGACCCATTGAAGGTCACGTGCCTGCGCTGTCGGGCCACCCGTCGGTACGCCACCGAGGAGTTGGTCGCCCAACTTCCGATGAAGGATTTCTTCCTCACGTTCGGCGTCCAGTTCCACACGGAACGGCACCCGACGTGGCCCGAGTGCAACCCGAGCGGCTACGTCCGCATCACTGCCCGCACCTACGAGCAGGCACGGGGCATCGCCATCGCCCGGTTCGGGCAGGCATGGTCGATGCTCACCCCGTCAGCGAACTTCAAGCCCGACAGGTTCTTCCCTGCCGGGGAACTGATGGTGTTGCCATGAAAACCATGCGGCAACTGAACCGGGAGCTACTCGGCATTGCCCGGCGCATCACCCGCGATGACATCCGTGGCATGGACCCGAACCCGTTGGACCTGCTCGCGCTGAAGGAAGCGTGCGATGCCATCCTCGATCGGCTGGCGGCGCAACGTGAGGGATGAACCGTACAGCGTGCGCTACTACGCCATGAACGGCAGGCCCATGACGCAGGCCGAGTGGTCCCATGCGCTGTCCCGGTACAAGCATGTGGGCTGGACGGAGGTGCGGGTGCGTGGCATCCGGCTGGAGGTGTCGACGGTGTGGCTGGGGCTGGACCACAACTGGAGTCGGCATGGTCCGCCGCTCATCTTCGAGACGATGGTGTTCGTGTCACCCCGACGCATCCCCTTCGAGGACCTCATGTGCAGGTACAGCACGCTCGCTCAGGCACAGGCGGGCCACGTCATGATGGTGCGCACCGTTAAAAGGATCGTGCGCGAGATACCGCGACCCAAGCAACTCATTCACAATGGCCGGAAGCCGATGGCAGATGGTCGACCAACTGCAGGAAGAAAGTAGAACTGATGGCTACCAACCAACCCCTCGTCCACTACGCGCTGGACGGACAGACCCCGCCGGTCATGGCATGCGATACCCCGGCAAAGGGTGCGATCTACAGCACCGAACCACGGGAGGTGACGTGCCCGCGCTGTTTCTACAGCCACTACTTCCCACTGAAGCAGGCGCTGGACGAGAACGATCAGCCGCTGATCCCCCGCCCGTCCGAGGAGAACACCGTGAGTACCTACCGGGTGCTCATCGAGGCGGCATCGTTGATCGGCGGCGACGGGGAGAACCCGGAGTATGAGCGGGCCATCGTCGAGCTAACGTCCCTGCTCATCGGGGCCAGCATGGACGACACCACCCTCATGACCCGCATCCTGCGGGCACTCGCAAGCAAGGAGAAGTGAGATGATCTGCGGCAACGTCAGCAAGCCCATGTTCTATACCCGGGAGCAGTACCACTGCACCCGGGACGACAACCACGTCGGACCCCACCAGACCCTGCCGCTTGTGGGTGTCGGCGGGCACCTGTGGATCACCGAATGGGACGCGGGCGGCGGCGGGTCACAGTGGAGGGTCGATGACCCCGGACCCCGTGGCAACTGGCCGATCATCGACTGCTCCACATGCGGCCTGCGCTTCCGGCCAGATGCCAACTACCTCACCAAGGGTGGGACGGCGTGCTTCCACTGCGTGTTCTGGACTAAGCGCATGGCGCAGTACGTGAACGGGGAAATCATGGTCATCGAAGGGACGGTCTACTCATGGGGACCAGAGCATGGGTATGGCGGGCGGGAGTTCACCATCATGGACGAGGACGGCATCACTACCCGGCGCGGCCTGTGGTGTGGCGGGGACGTGCCGCCGGAATACCGGGACGTGTTGCGGGACAACGCCAGTTGGGCGACCACCTCCCAAAGGCCATGACTACCGACGACGAGGGACTCGTGGCTGCGGGGGGGTGGTGGAGCGAGGGCGCGTGGGTCGACATCGAGTCAGGCAACGGTGACGTGGTGCGGCGGGTGCCCATCATCCCGCGCATCGAGCCACTGCCGGGCTACCTCGAACCGGCGGTCATCGCCATCAACATCGAGGAGATGAACGATACGTTCGCCCGTATCCGCAGGTCGATGGACCAGTTCGTCGCCGCCTACCGGAACTTCTACAACCCGGAGTGGAACCCGGACCCACGGCAGGGCGAGTGGGTGCCGGTCCACTCGCTCCAGCCCGGGGCTAAGGTGTTCATCCTTGAAGGCGTGTTCACGGTGTCCGTCACGGACATGGACGCACCCATCCCCACGGTCTGGCTGGTTGAACTGCCGGACTCACCGCTGTACTTCGACTACGGGGAGAACATCCCACTCGCCAACGAAAGCAAGGACTAGCCATGCAACTATCGACACCCGCCGATTTACTGGCGCTGATCCCGACGCTCATGAACCGGGAGCCGGAGGAAATACTGGTGCTCATCGTCCTGAAAGACGGCCACCTGCTGGCGGCGATGGGCATGGAACTGCTGGAGGATGAGGGCGGCATGGCTGAGTACGTGTCGGCTATCGTCCAGCAGATGTCCGAGATAAAGCCAGACTCCATGGTGCCGGTGTTCTACACCGAGACTGAATCGAACTGTGACCACCAACCCTTCGAGCATGTCGACATGCTCCTGCGGCTGGCGCTGGACCTGCTCACCCCCATGTCTGTGCAACCGGGGCTGTTGGTGAAGGGCGGGCGCTTCACCGTGTACGGGAGCGACCACTGGCACGACCTTGCCGAGGTCAAGACATCCAACTTGGCGGCGAACATGGTGCTCAATGGCATCCCGCTGGAGCCGACGGGGCTGGTCATTCCCGAACCGACGGCGGTCACGGACGAGGTGTCGGCGGCGATCGTCGCCACCATGGACGCCATCCCCGACTACCCGTCACGCATCGAGGCGACATGGCGGATGCCGTACGTCACTGAACAGCGGGCGCTGTACGGGGAGCTACTGGAGCGGGGGTTCGGGGCCACGGAAGAGGAAGCCGTGCGCCTCATTGCCTGCTTCCAGAACCCGTTGCTCCGTGACCGGCTCATGGTGGACACGATCAGCAACACCATGGACCCGGAGGAGATGGGCGAGATGCTCACCGGACAGAGCACCGTCTTTCCAGACCAGAACAGGCTGGATGCGGCGGTGTCCCTGATGGACAACCTCATGCAGTGGACCAACGACAGGCACCGGCTGCCCCTGCTGCTCGTGCAGGCATGGCTCCACTGGATGCAGGGCCGGGCGCTGGATGCCGAGTGGTACCTCGATCGGGCGTCGGCTATCGACCCCGACTACCGGATGGCAAAGGCGTTCCACAAGTACATCCACGACATCAAGCGACTGCCCGACTGCGTCGCGCACGGAGGTGACGAGTGAGGAAACAGGGCCACTACATGAGCGCCATGCCGTTCCTTTACGGGGCGCGGTACATCACCTGCGATGTGCCGGGGTGCGGGCGGGTCAAGCGCAACGACCTCGTCTGGCCCGCAATGAAACCAATCATCCACAAGGGAGGTAAGCCGTGACGGCAGATGGTCGACCAACTACTAAACCCACACCACCCCGCGTCCCCATATGGGTGACGGAGAAGGAACTCAGCATCATCACCGCCAAGTTTCAGGGGTTCCGGGGCGGGCTGGCGGACGCCATCGGTGCCGCCCACTTGGAAGCAAAGAAGGCGCGGACCCAACACAACAGGCAACTGCGCATCTACCGCAACGCTAGGAAGGGAATGCAATGAGCACGGAGACGTACGTCAGCAAACTGCCGGACTGTGACATCTGCAAGTACGAGCAGGACCGCAAGACCGAGGCGCACTACGACGGCAAGACGGTGAGCGGACAGTGGGCGGCGATGTGCGACCCGCACTTCGCCACCCGTGGCACGGGACTGGGCACCGGCAAGGGCCAGCGCCTCATCGTGGGGGAGAGGCCGGAACCCACGACAGCCGAGCGGATAGCGGCGGTGCATGCCGCGCTTGAGGCTGGCGACTTCGATGCCGCTGAGGAGGCGATGGGCGATGGCGACCCAGCCGAGTACCTCTAAGCCCAAGGTCTACTGGCGACCTGTCGATGACCCGGAGCAGGACCCGGACGATGCATGCTGGGCGGTCAAGATGTCCGTCGGCGGTGGCCCGGGAATCATGGACGTTGGGGTTGGCACATGGAAGGACGCCTACTGCTGGGCCTACCTGACCGTGGCGCTGGACCGGCTGGAGTCACGATGACCGGGGCTAAGGCCAGACCCACCCCGTGTGCGTCCTGCCCGTACAGGCAGAACGTACCGTCGGGGGTGTGGGATGCCAGCGAGTACGCGAAGCTCCCGGCGTACGACGCCCCCACGGGGGAGCAACCGGCGGGCGCATTCTTCTGCCACCAACAGGACGGCTCTGTCTGCGCTGGCTGGCTGGGGCACCGCGACCCGTACCACCTGCTCGCTGTCCGCATCGGCATATCGGCGGGGGCACTGGATGAATCGTGCATCGACTACAAGACGGACGTGCCACTGTTCACGTCCGGCGAGGAGGCGGCGGCTCATGGGATGCGGGACTACGAACACCCCGGCCCCAAGGCTGAGGCAACCATCCGCAAGATCGTCACCAAGCACGGGTTCGCAGACTATTGCAACGAGTGCGGTGCCACGGGTGGACGGCACACCTACCACTGTTCACACAGCCACTGAGAGGAAGTCATGGCCCGACGACGCAAGCGTGCCAAGAGGCAGAGTGTCTTGGCGCAGGTGCGGACGCTAATCACCCGCTACTACCAGCGATGGCAACGCGAGAGGGGTAAACGATGACGTGACTTGCCAAACTTCCCAACCCTGTGTAGACTTGGGAAGCTTTATCCACAGATGACCGCAGTTGGGCGACCAACTGCAACCACCAACCAAAAGGAATCCACATCAAATGAGTGCAGCTAAACGAGCAAAGTCCAGCAATGAGAGGGCCGGGGCACGCATATCCCAGCAGACTCCAGTCGTTGCGGACGGGCGCTACATCGACCCGCTTTCGGGTCGACCGCGCAAGCTCGCACATGGCGCAATGACTGCTATCCAACGCGAGTTCTCGGAAGGGATTCCCACTCGTGAACTGGCTGAGAGGTATGGCGTATCGACCTCGCTGATCCTCCAAGTCTGTTACTTCACGCACAAGGGCATGCCACCCAAGCGCCCCCGCCCACTGGACCAGCGTCCAGTGGTAGTCATCGACCTCGACGAACCAACCAACGACGAAGGAAGTGAATGATGAAGCACATAAAACTCAGCGACGTAGTGGAAGCAAACAACCTGCTCATCTCTATGGGGGCAGAGGATCAGCTACCGCGAATTGCATCCGCCGCTATCGAACGTAGCCTCGAACTACAGCACCGTGTTGAACGCGCCATCCGGTATGCGGAGGACGCCCATTCCAGTTCGCTCCACGTCAAGCAGGTGCTACGCATCCTCGATGGAAGCATCACCCTTGACGACGAGATGAATGAGGTGGACCCCGAGCCTGTCGTGCAACACAGGCTGGACGACTACCCCCGGCTGGTGCGCCAGCCACTGGAAGCCCACGTGGACAAGTACCCGAGGGACGGATCGAGCGGGCTGGCCGGGCGCTCGACAGCCGAGCGCAAGCTGTTCCGTGAGTGGCTGGCGGCACAGGGCGTGAACCTGCCACTGAATCAGGCGGTGCCCAAGGCTTTAGTGGATGCCTTCGACGCGGAGAATCCAAAGCCTGAGCGGCCCGCCCAGCACGTGAAGCGTAGCCACCACAAGAAACCGGACAAGGGCGTGCGCGGGAAGCTGAAGCCCGGTCACGGACTGGATGGCAGGAGTGCAGAGGAACGCCTGCACATCCGCACGTGGCTGGCCGAGCAGGGCTTCGATGTCGCACCGTCGGGCCGCATCCCGCAGGCATACATCGAGCACTACGACCAAGCCATGGCTGAGTTGAAGCGCATGCAACGGGAGCAACGGCAACAGGCGCAGGCGCAGGCGCAGGCACAGCCCGAGGAGCAGGCGCAGGAACAGCACGCGCAGGGGGCCTGACGTGCGGTGAACACGATCCTCTTCCTCCTCTTCATGGCGGGCTTGTCCATGATCTTCATCGCGCCGTACATCCGGCACGTGGAGAACCGGCAACCGAGAGCACCACGCCCGACACCGCCACCCCCACTGCCACCGGCACCGCCGGACCTGCGGCCACTGGAGGAGAAGGTGGAGGAGTACGTGCGGCTCATGCGTGCGGCATCCCAGACCGAACGCAACCGGCGCAAGACCGAACGCATCCAAGCTCTGAGGGACTGGAAGCAGGCGTTCAAGGCGCTCCGCAAGCGGAAGGATGGGGAGTCGTGACTTCCCCAACTTGACAAGACTACCTAAAACATGGTAGAATTGTAGTAGAGGGGTGAACTATGCCCTCGATCTAGGGTGCAGTTGGGCGACCACCTGCCAACGCACCATTCATGTGGGAATGGAGCACGACAAGGCAATGACTCAGCATGCCGCCTACAAATGGCACGGACACCTGTTTTGCGAGGGTGACATCGTGGCAGTCCTAACACTGGTTGAACCATGGAGCGAGTGGCGTGACGCGGGCAACGACCCCGCCACGCTGGACGCCGAGTCCGAACTCGACGACATCGCTGACATGTTCGCCGTCAATCGCAAGGACGATCTGCAGGTCGCGCAGGACCGCTTCCCTCAGCGGTTGAATGAACTGCCCGAGGACTTCTGTGTGCTCTGCAAACAATGGTTCAGATGAACCGGCTACCAACTCAACCCAAAAGGAACTCATGAATAACCAAGACCTACTGTCCGTGGAGACACAGCCCATGGATGTACTGCCCGCCCCACTCCCGGCGCTCGACCCGCCGTTCTCACAGTGGACGCACTACAACCCGATCCTCGTGGAGGCGCTGGCCGCACATGGCGACGTGCCCGAGGCCGAGGTGGTGGATCACCTTAGCTCCCTGTTTGACGACGTGTACGAGGGGCGCATCCCGGGCGTACGCCCACTGGAACGTGGCGCGTGGGTGCTGAAGACCTACCTCGAAGACTTCGTCGCTGTTGGCTGAGCGTCGGGACGTGCCCGGGTTTCCCGGGTACGCCGTCACCGACGACGGGCAGGTGTGGAGTGACCACGTCCAGCGGTACCTGCGGCCATTCACCAAGGCATCAGGCCACCTAGTAGTCGCTCTCAGCCGGGACAAGAAGTCGTACAGCCGCAAGGTCCACACCCTTGTAGCTCTTGCATTCATCGGACCCCGCCCGGAGGGGCTGGAGGTGCGGCACCTGAACGGAGTCCCGGCAGATAACCGGCGCGAGAATCTCGTCTACGGAACGCACGCGGAGAACATGCAGGATGCCCTTCGGCATGGGACGCACCCCACTGGGAGCAAGACGCACTGCAAGCACGGCCACGAGTTCACACCGGAGAACACCATGACCCGGAAGGAGGGATGGCGTCAGTGCAGGACATGCCACTATGCAGGAATCAGGAGGAGAGCAGGTAAGTAATGCCACGCATGCGTCCGCTGCGCTGGAGGTTCGGGGCCAAGCGCTTCGATAACACCAGCGTGGCGTTCCACGTGGACGGGCATGACATCGTCCACCTGTCGGAGATTGATTCCGAGGGCAACGCCTTCGTCATC